ATTTCTGGAATTGTTATTTCATAGATATAGTTTGAAATCGAATATTCTGGTAAAGAATTAGAAGCAACATACAGATCTTCATTAATATCAGTGTAAAGGTTTTGAACATTACATAGTACTGAATTATTTCCAAATTTAATTGTAGTACCTGTACTCGAAGCCTTCTTAAGTTTTCTTCTAATATCTAAATCTAAATTATAATAAGTTTTACTAGGATCAGATGGATTGAATGCCTGACCATTTGAATCAAGTAAATTGGTTAAGATTATTTTTCTATTGTCGGCTGAAATACTACTAACAATAGCTCCATCTGAAGAAACAATATTTTGTGTCCCTCTAATTAAAATATCTACAGCATCACCAACGGCTAAACTGGATTTATCTACATCTGTACCAGTTTCGAAATTATTTGGACCAACGTATTTTACATAATATCTGGGATTTGTATTATAAATTAAAGTATTTGAAAAAGTTTCATTATAAGTTTTATTTAAAGTTGGATTTTTTACTTCTCTACCAATACCGCCAACAATTAATTCTTCACCAACATTACATAAGTTGAAATCATTAGTATTTGTATATTTGGAAATAATTCCAGTTATTCTAATTCTAACTTCATTATTTAAATCACCATTTTCATATCCATAATAATATTCATCAAATGTTACGTTAGTTGATGTTTCAATTTCAAAATCTATTAATGAACATCCGAGAAACTGGTTAATAGTTTTATAATCATAAGTTACCTTGTTACCTTCAATGAGTAATGTTCCAGAATTACTAAAAGGTACAGTAGAATCTACAGTAATTGTGGAAGAACCTGCCGATACGTTTTCTATTGTTTTTGTTTGTGGTGTAATAGAAAAATCACCTTGTATTGCGGATTCACCATCAAATCCAACATATAATTCTAATTTATAATATAATTTTCCACTTCTAGAAATAGTCTCAACATTTGAAACAGATGCGCTCGATAAATTATCGGTAGATTTTTTAATAGTTTGCCCAATTAAATTAATTGGATTTCCTGATATAGATTCTACTACTACGACTTTTCTTTTAACATATTTTGAAGAAGATGGTTTAATCAGATATCTTTCTAAATCAACAACTGTAGGATCTTCATTATATAAAATTCTAAATAAAATTTCAAATGCAGCGTTTGTTCCTTTTGCCTGATAAAAATCTCTTGCTCTACTTATAAAATTACCAACTTTTAATTCCGGTACAAAACTATAATTCTCTAATCCTGGGGTGAACGTATACTTTATTTTATTATAAAATTCTGTTAAAAATAAAGAACTTAAATTGGTTACGTTCGAGTTTGATAAGTGAGATGCTGCAGTAGTTTTCTCAAAAACTAATTCACTTTGGTCTAATGGGTCATGATAACTGGATATACCACTAAATCCTCTAACACATCCAGTGAATGTATTCGTAGTAATTCCAGTATATGTAATAATTTCACTGTCAATTTTTAAAAGACCATATGTATTTGGATATCCCTTTGTACTTTCTACTTGAATTGTATCACTTGTTGGGGTAATATCTACAACTAATTTAGTAGTTCCAGAAACAACTTCAGGATCTAAATTATCTATTTTGATATATTGGTCTAAATTCTCTACTATATCTGCTGGTCCAGATTGATACTCCTGGGAAGCATAGTATTGCTTCAGAAAATCAACTACTTTAGGACTTTCATCTAAAATATATTCTGGAAGTTGATTCTCAATAATTTGCTGAATCTTGATTCTGGTATCAAAACCGGTTTGTATCATATTACGACCTCGTTAAATCCCCGTTTGAATAACTTGAAGTATAAAAATCTCTAGTAAATGTGACTCCAGAAATATTATCTCCAGAGGCAATCACGTCCTTAACCATATTTATTTGACTTTTTGAAACATCAAAATAAATGTATAAGTCCTTCAGACCAACCACATCATTGGAATCAGGGAAAGCCTGTACTTCTATGATGTTGAATGGTTGGACAGTAGATTCGATTATTACTGGTTCAGGAGACCCTAAAATTAATTCACCCTTTTCATAATCGACAAAACCTATTTCACCTGAAATTTTTAATGCTTGATTATCACTTCCAAATTTGAATAGATAAAGTTTTCCTTTGTTACTGCCATCCAATTGACCGGTTGGGGTCTTGTTTGGTTCATCAGTAACATAAACTACTGATGAGTTCCCAAAAACTTTAAATCCAGAGCTCTTGATATTATATCCATCTGGATTTACTATATGAAATCTATTTCCAAAACATAGTTCATATGTTACTGGTGAATTTGGAATTACTTTTAAATCTCTTCTAATTTTAACTTTAGTTATGTTTGATGTTATAGAACTATCGGTATTATCAATAATCTGGAGAATTTTACTATATTTAAATCTACCCCCAAATTTATTGAGGTCTACTGAATTTGAATATTCATTCAGAGATTTTGTTACTTTTGATTTTAAACTATCTACTGAAGATACCAACGAATAGTTATAATAAACTGATGCATCAATCTCCACATAAAGTAATTTTAAGTCTACTATTTTTTGATTAATTCCAGATATACTATATTGCTTCAATTTTGACAGTATTTGTTCTTTATTAAAATCTGATACAAATGTGCCATTTTTAGGTTTAATACTTATATTAACAGTTCCATATTCTGGAGGATCTAAATCCTCCCCACCAACTACAGATACCGACTCAGTATCTGGATATATGCTTTTTATAATTGCCTCGTAATCTCTTGATGTAACCGCCCTATATTGGGAAGAATACAGTCTAGGTGCAAAATATTTGATAGAATCGACGGATTCAATATCTGCTCCATTTTGAGAAGACTGTAGTGTTGTGATTGAGATAACATCACTAATTAATGGTGCATCTTTAGAATCTCTAAATGAACCTGCAAATGAGAACTGAGATGCTCCATTACCCTCTATACCATCGGTAATGATATAAGTTGCGGTGATTACAGATCCATTCTCTAATTTTTGACCAATGACTCCATCACCAAAGATGATTTCATACTTTTCATCCTGTATCTCCTGAGTCAGATAGATTTTTGATTCACCATCTAATGTTAGAATATTATCAACTTCCTGGTATTCAAATCCCAATCCACTATCACTCGGGGACTTCACATACACTCTAATCGTAGACCTATCAATAAATGAGTTCTCTAAGATAAATCTCTGGTCTAAAGATCCATCAACGACAAATTCCTTTTTGAGAAATGTTCCTTGGAATATAGAAACATCAGTAAATTGAGCTAAATTATTTTTAATCGTTGTTGTTACATCATTTGGAATTGAAAATACATAAGAACTATTGGCAACTCTTCCGACACATACTAAACCTGCCTTGAGTGTTATTGTTGGACTTAGAGTTTCCGTTGAAATATCAACATCAAAGGAAATATGAGCTTCTGCAGACTTTCTTGATCTCGGAACATATCCAATATTTCTTGCAAGAGAAACAACATTTTCTCTTAATGTAGCCGAATCTAAGAAAGATTCGTTAACAATCATATTAGAGTTAAATGCCGTAATATACGTGTTATATGCTAAGGTATCAATTAAAACTGAAAAGTTAGAACCTTCGAAATCAAAATCAGTAAAGTTACTGTTTGCTCGAAGATAATCCTTAATCGAAGCTTTAATTTGGTCAAAATCTAAATTAGTAAACTTTGTAAAAGGCATTTTATCTCGTTGCCTCTAGTAGAAATGAGAACTCTTGTGTTGGAATTTCTTGTCCTATAATATCAAAGATGACAGTAACTAAAAATGTATTTTCATCTGGTCGTGGATCTACCAAAACTTGTACATCTTCAATTCTTGGTTCGAAATTATTGAGACTTGTTTCAATTTGTAATTGTATGTTCGATGCCGTAGCATAATCACAAAATTCAAATAATGTAGAGCGAAGTTGAGTTCCAATAATTGAATTGAAAAACTTTTCAGTAACAATAGTCTCAATAAGATTTCTTACAGATCTTATAATCGCATTTTCATTTTTAATGATTGGTAGATCCTTTGTGACCGGATGTGGTTCAAAGGATAAACTAATATCTTTAAATGATCTAGATATCCTTTTTATTGACATCTGACAAAAAACTTCTTCCTTTATTTATAGTTATTTCCAGGAAGATCCATATGATGGTTCTGTACCATAACCCCAATCATCATAATCTTCATCATTACGAATTCTTTCATGCAATTCTTCTTGCTTTTTAAAATTATGCTTAGGTGCAATATCGTGCATAACTTCTTGTATCACTCGTTTTTGGGGTTGATTTTCATAATCTGTGATTAATTTTGTTGTTCCCCACATTTCTCTCATATAATTTTGATTTCTATCTACTGGTAAATTAGACATTTTAGCTCCTGTTTTAATGAATAAAACAGAACTTTTATAAAGGAGGTTGCTATCTCCTTGTTTCTATTTAACGTCCTATCTCTCTAAGTGAATAATTGTAAGAGTTTAAGTACTTTAGCAACTCAATAGCGATGAGACGAGGATTTCCTTCCCCACAGGTATAGACATCTATTGCCAAACATCCATTTTCTGGCCAAGTATGGCATGAAACATGACTTTCTGAAAGAGCAATTACGATTGTACACCCCTGAGGTAAAAAACAATGCGAAAAAACATTCAAAATTGTCATTTTTGCACGTTCAATACCACTAACCATGACGTTCTGGAGAGAATTTACGTCATTAATTAAGTCATATTGAACATCGTACACCTCCAAGAGGAGATGTTTGCCCATTGAAAACTGTTCCAACTCAAATTAGTGCAAAAAATTTATTTATTTAAGGTTTCCAGTGGTTATTTGGTTGTTCCCACCAAAAATGAAGGTCTTCTTGAGTGTTATCATAGTACGTACTTACAAAATCACTCTTAAAGGAACTGTGAATGTTCTCGCAGAGTGCTACTGTGTAGATATTTCCTCTCACCATAGGACTCATAATCTCTGTAATCCAAGTATAATTACCCCCCATAATGACTCCTGCCTCGATCAAGACAAAATTATTCCATTTTGCTTGCCATTTAGTAAAGTTTTCAGTGAATTCTAACTTATAGTCATGTACTTCTTCATCAGGAAATGGTACGTTGACTGATTCAATATGAAAAATCTCTCCATCCATACTTAATGAATGAGAGAGATGTTGTGTTACTATTGCCGAGTAGTCGGGAGAGACCATTAGAAAGCAAGTATTAGACGGATGAATGTCTATGTTTGCCATTTTTAGTTTATAGGTCATCTCCTGAATGAGGGATTTTTCTTTGTCTTCAGAGATAAAGAAAAGTTTTTTCATCCTTTACCTTGTCCTCTATACTTCTTTCCGGCACCATTGCGAGAAGAAGCGGCATATTTGGTTCCTCCACCAGCTCCTTGACGAGACTTCTTAGGAGGACCGGGAATATAAGAACTGCTCTTATTCAGTCCGACTTTTGATTTTGCAGCCATTCATGCTCTCCAATAATTTTTGTTGTAATTTCTGAAGGAGTCGGAGATCCTGTCTGATAATATTCAATTGACAGATCTTCAATCCTATCAAAGTATTCCATTTGTGTGAGATTCTGATAAAGAACTTTATCACCTTTAAGTATGGTATATCGATCTGCCATTGTATCAAATAATTCTTGTTTTTTCGTGCCCGACGCGAACGCGAGGATCGCACCAGATTTCAAAGCCTGCTTCCTTTGCATCCAGGCAGAATGATACGTCTTCTCCGCACATGTCCTGAACTTCACCAGATTCGAATACTTGCATCTTCGGTGCGAACCAAGGATACTTCATTTCTTGATGTTCGAATACTCCATTCTTAATGAGTAACCAACCAAATCCAGTATAGTCAACCGTAAATGGCTTACGACGCTTCTGCATGGTTTCGAGTGTTTCATGATTCATGACACCACCGTTATTTCTGAAGTCGTCTTCCTCAAGCCAGTGTGCAACAGAAGTAGTCATACCATCTTCGGTACAATACCATCCTGCGGCAATATCCTTATCCATCAGAATCAATTGGAACAGTTGTTGTGTGCTGAATACGATATCCGAGTCAATCCACAACTGCCAATCATAGGGAAGTTTTCCATCCCAGGGTAGTTGGTCTGGTCCTCTGAGAACATTTGCTCCAAGACATTTGCAGCGAGCAAAGTTTACCATGGAAGAATAATCTTGAGAGATTTGAATGCTTGCACCGTTCTGCACAAGATCAAAACACATCTGTACGAAATTCTTCAAGAAGGTATACGAAACATTTCTTCCTGGAAGGCAAAACACAATTGATTTGCCTCTAATCATTTCTTTTGCCAATTCATAATCCCACTCTTCATTGTTGGGCTTAGCAACTGGTGCTTTTGCTTTAACAGTAAATCCTTTTGCCATAATTGAAAGTAGTTACCTCAGTATTATAATGCATTATATAGAATCAGTCAATATCCTCGTCTTTTTCCGAAAGAATTACGTCACCGTTTTCGATAGAAAAATTTATTTCCGTATCTTCGTACCATGAGAGTTCATTCACAATCCATTCTGGTAGCGTAATATAATATTCACCTGTAATATGATCGACTTGTACGGGCTGAATATCATCTCCAAATTTTTTCTTCATTGATTTGAATATGAGATTTTTTTCAAATTATATAGTAAATTTTGTTTTTATGAGCGGACCCTGTGGGGATTTTTTTATGGCGGAAATTTTTTTGATTTTGAGAGTTATAAAACACTTGCTTGGGTAACACTTTGTAGGTTAGGGTAGTGTTGCGTTTTTATAACCACGCCCCCGCAGGGCGGCGGGCGGCACCAACGGGGCACTGCGATTCACGAACGACTGCACCCCTCACGAACGGGGGAGGGTCACCCCTCCTGAACCCACCCGCTAATGGGGCAACGGTGGGCGGCGGCGTGAGACTCAGAAAACTGCGCGGCGATGGTGGCAGCGGGCACCCCCCAATGGATGAACTGAGAGGGGAGGGAACCGTCCTTCATTTGATCGGCACGGGAAACCCATTTGATTTGACGGGTCTTCAGGTCGGAGCAGGCAGCGTAGGGGTAGAGGGTCATCGGTTGGGGTTGGTTGTGAACTGAGAGAATCATAGCACGAATGGGGGTCAGTCCCCCATCGCTTCCTTCAATGCCTCAAACGCTGCCATCCAATGGGCGGCGTCGGCGTGTTTGCCAGCGAGGCGCTCATCTACAGCAAAGCACAGCACGGCAGTTCGGATGGTGCCCCAAGTCCCATCGGGCAGGGTGAGGGTGGTAAGGTTCTGAGCGTTCCAGGGGGAGGCGGTCATGAGAGGCGGTTGGTTGAACTGGGTTAATTGTAGCACGTAACGGGGGTCAGACCATATGGTCCGCCAGACCCCAGTTAATCACAATCAGGTCAGGGTTCAGGCGAGCGCAAGTGTCCCATGCCTGCTGGGCGGTTTCTGCCATGTAGGACAGGGTGACCTGCCGACGCTGGCGAGTGTGGAAACCGATGAACAGGAAACTGGATTCGGTCATGAGAGGCGGTTGGTTGAACTGGGTTAATTATAGCACGTCGGGGGCGGGGTCAGCGCCCGTCGGTGTAGTCTCCGATGATGACCCCGTTGCAGCGGACCTGAGCGTAACCGTACTCCTCAGAGAGGTCCAGGCACAGGTCCCATGCGCGGTCGGCATCGGTGGTAGTGTTCTCCCAGGGAGCGGAGGGGCAGATGACATCGTAGCGGGTCATGAGGTTTCGTTCGTTTGTCCCCTTATCATACAGGGTCATCGGTGCCCCAAGCGGAAACCCTGTGCCAGTGGTTTGACCGGCACAGGGGTTATCTATCAGAACTGAATTTCACTCAGAGTAGGAGCAGCAGCGGAATCAGAACCGATACCGTCAGAAACCCCATCAGAAATTGTATCAAGAATTTGGAGAATTTGCTCACCGGTAGAACCTTGGCGAAGGAGTGAGATAAGGACATCGCGGGACATGATTAATTGGAAAAAATGTTAGGAATGATTGAGCAGTTTTAGGTCATGCTCAGGACCCACAGTTTAGAAGTCGAAAACGTCTCCGTTAATCTCAGCGCGGTTAACTTTAGGGTCGTTCCACTTCACACCATCGGGGGTCTCTTTACTGCCGAATTCATAGAACATTTCCAGCAGTTCTTCATAGCAGCAGATGTCATTTTGTTGAATGTATTCTTGGATGGATTCGTCATTCTCAATCCACAGAACAACGTTCCAGGTTTCATAATTCGTCCAACCGTTGTAGGTTGTATCGGTCAGGCAGGTCTGGTAGGTTGCGGTTGCCATTTGGGTTCGGGGTGTGAACTGAGTTAATTGTAGCAGGTCAGAGGGCGGGGGGAGACCCCTTGTGCCACTATGCCAGGTGGGCGAACTGTGCCAGGGATGAGGGGGCAACGTGGGAGGGTGACCCACAGGACTTGTAGAAGTCTACCATACGCTCTGCCTCTGCCAGGGTGGGGAACCACTGAGAGCGCCACTGCTGGTCGCCGTAGGGGGTCTGGTAGCGGACTTCGATTCTCATGGGTTGGGGTTGTTTGGTATGGGATAATTCTAAGGGGTCAGGGGGCATCCGCTGCCCCCCTTGTGGGGCATCCGCTGCCCCCCTTGTGCCACTTGTCAGACCGTCACATCCTCTAGCAAATCAGGATTGTATTCTGTAACCTCAGCAATCAGTTCCTCATCAGAATAGGAGCTCAGATTGTCCTTCAATGTATCATAAACGAAACATTCCAAACATTTCAGGTCCATTGAATCTAGGATCTGCTGAGCATAATCAGCAATCAGAGAATCGCGGTCAAAGTTCATTTCAGGTAAGTTTTGTCGGAGACGTAGTAGTGAATGATGCCGAAGATTTTAATAGTTTTCATCAGTGGTGCAGAGTGATAAGGGCAGAGGCAAACTTGTCATCGTCCATCATCTCCAACTCATCATCAGTAAATGACATCAGCAGGGCGACGATTTCAGCGAATGACATAGTGGGTTCCTTAAGTTCGGGGTAGAGGGTTTCAGTAATCATAGTCACCTTTGAGGTATTCATCAAGGTTGAAATCTTTGCTCTCTTGCATCTCCGGGATGTCAAAGATTTCGCCGGGAGCATCAGCAATCTCAGACCAGAGTTCGTCAGTCATCCCAATTTCCTCAACATTTCATAGTAAATGTTCAACTCTCTTCGCACACTATTCAATTCACTATTCGTTGCACCTTGCGATTGGAGA